AAATCAGACTGAGAAGCATCTCCACAGAAACAAATTTTAGTATTTTCACCAACACGAGTAATAATTGAATCTAGTTCGTGAAAGTTTAAATTCTGAAATTCATCTACAATAATAATTGAATTATCAAGAGTAGTTCCACGAAGGAATGAGGTGCTCCAAAACTTGATAGTTTCTTGTGACTTTAAGTTACCATAAAGCATTTCAAAGTCTGCATCAGAAGGCATTTGGAACATATACTTCACCATATTCTTATAAGGAATCTGGTAAATATCTGCTTTGTCCTCATGAGATCCAGGAAGAAATCCAATCTCACGAGTTGCTACAAGAGAACGAACCAAATAGATTCTTTCATAAGGAGATTGTTCATCCAGAACATCTTGAAGGGCATTATAAAGAGTAATAAAGGTTTTACCAGTTCCAGCACAACCGTAAGCAACTAGATGCTTACCCTCAGTATAAGAATCAAAAAGTCTTTTTTGATTATTTGTAAGAGGTTCAATATCAATTAAGTAATCAGAACTCAGAGGCTTTCTCCTCTTCATTTGTTTTGCGGTCAAACCAACTCCGATTGGTTGATCAGTGTTGCCTCTTTTTCTTCTTGCCATATTAGATCTTTTTTACTTTTGAACCAGGTGCTTTTGATGCTTTATGTAAAATGTCATTCCAACCAGGATTTCTTGCAACGAGTTTATCCTTCCATTCACCAACTTCTCCTGCACTAGGGCAAGTTGATGGGTCGGACCAATCACGAGTCCAGTCTGGATTATCATTTTTCCACTGGTCCCAGTCGTGGATACTCATTTCCACTTCTTTCTGTTCACCAGTTTTTGTATTCACTACGGGGTACGTTGGCATTGTTATAATTTCAAGATATTTTATTTAGATCCATTCAAGAGCTTCTGCAACTGTTGGGAATTGTTCGGAAAACACATTCTTACATTCCAGAGCAATGTCCATATGTTCTTTCTGAGTTCCGTTTGCAGAACGAAGATTGATATAATGTATCCATGACCTGCAAGAACCGGTCATATAGATACGTGTGGGCGTTGCTAAGGGCAATACAAACCTTGCACACTCCTTTGCCACTCCGTGAGAGAGAAGTTCCTTGTAGAGGCGCATACCTTCCGCAAAATGCTCTTGAATTTTGCTTTGAAGTGTTAGTTTTTCATAATCTCCAATATCATCAATCGAATTTTGTCGATTCTTTGTATCCTGACGACGAAGATCTGGAACTGGAATGTAATCTGCTAGAAGAGATGAATCTGCATAGCGTTGCGAAAATTCCTGATATGTAAATGATCTATGACGCAAAATTTGAGCTGCTATACCACGATTTGTTTCAATTTCCAGCGTCATAAATGCCTGCTCAAAAACAGACCAATGATTATGCTTAATACAATAACGCAGTAACCCTGCATAGTTCTCATTGTCTTGGTTACTAGGATTAGAGACCCTAGCAACATATGCCATTGTTTGCTCAGCATCGGGTGTTACACTAATTAGTTTTACGCTCATTTACCAAATCCTTTTGAAGTTTTCTTTTCTAATTCTGCGATCTCTTCTTTAACTACTCGCAGTTGTGATTTCATCTCTATGATTTTTTCTGCTGTATAGAGATGCTCTTGTTTTACAAGTCTTTCAAGTAACTTAACAAGTTTTTTTGCTCTATTAATCCGGGTATCCATCATCGTCTTCAAAGATTTCGTCATAATCGTGGTGTAATCCTTTTTTTACTTCATCATAGTTAAGATAACTCTGTGTATCAGAGTAAATTTCTGCTTTCAGAGAATCTACCAAAAGTTCCAGATTACGGACGATGAGTTTTAGTTTGTCTTTGTCCATAAGATATTGTTCTCTCGATCTATTTTAACATAAAAAAAGGAGGGGATCAACCCTCCTTTACTTCAAGCAACTTGTGGTTGCATTGCCATATTAATTTGAGCCGCTTTTAGAAGTTTTTCCTTCTTTGCTTTTGTTTTAAGATAACGCACAAAATAAGTATTCATCACTTATGCCCCTCCTTTACAAACTTAACACCACGATAGGTTTCGTTGTATTGTTGGGGTTGCTGCATCATCTGCTGTTGATACTCCAAACGCTTTTGCGTATCGTATTCAACGCCGCGATATACTACTTTAGACATTAGGTTTTCTCCTTAGGTTTTTAAATTAAAGAGCGTTCCTTCAGTCGGCTTTTGCGTCTATGAAACAACCTTTTTTTGTAACTTGCTTTACTTCCCAAACAATATCATTTTTTTGCTGGGCATCTAATCTTGGATGAGTAGTTACTCTTCCAATGATAAAATTAGCTTGAAGGCAAGTTAAAAAAAATGCTTCCATAGATGAACGGCTTCGTTCCGAGTCGGCTTACTTCCGTTCGCTATTCGCAAATAGCGAATGAACGTAAGGTCATTATAGACCTATTGAAAGTATATAGCAAGTTTACACTGTATAATGCGATACAGTTTTATAAAATCTTATGGGGTAAAAAAATTGCCGGGATTTTTTCCCAGCATTTTTGAAATCACTTTCTCTTTTTCTTTTCGGGTGATTTATATCCCCAGAGTTTTGGATTGATTCTACCATATCCAAAGTCAATACTCTTCAAGTTCTCACGAAACTTATCCCAGTACATATCAAAAAGTTTAATTTTAGAACCTCGTGTAAGGTCAAAACAGATTTTATCTTCTACAAGATACTTAATAATGTATGCATCATTAGGTGCTTCTTTTGTACATACATCAGAATATGAACCATTTTCAATCATAATTTCGCAACCGTAACGTGACTTACAAGTTTCTTTTTCTGCTGATGTCCAATGATCCATGTGCTTTTCCTGTACTTTATCAATAACTTGATTCACGAACGTCCTCCCCAAATAATATCGGGGTATGCTTGTGAAGCAATTTCTTTTGTAATCTTGTATTTTGATTCCAGATTTTTATCTTTTACTAGACAAATAATCTCTGCTTCTAGTGGATGTAGACCTTGAAGCAAGTTGATAAACATCGTTTCTCTACGAAGAGAACTCAGTCCATCGTTTCCACCTTTGATAAAGTTATAAAACTTTTGATATTCCTTACGAATAGAAGAACGTCCTTGATCTTGTGATCCAAGTGAATTAGAACCAAGTTCTTCCATTTTTTCAACTGCATCAGCAATCTTTTCACTCAAAGTTCCTTTGAATGAATCCATCTCATTTACAGCAGAGTATGGAACATCTCCAGGAGGAAGTGCTGATGTGATAGTCTCATCAAAATTCCAAATGAACAATGCTTTAAGAGCAGGATGAGAGTACTTTTGAAGAACCTCTACCTTCTTAGCATTAGATCTTTGCTTTGAAGCAGCATTAAAGATCTCAAAGATAAAAGGATTTGCAGGAAGTTCAGGAATCGCTTCTGCAATTACTTTTGCCTTTGGTGCTGCTGGTTTCTTTGTTGCGGTAGTTTTTGTTTTAGTCGTCGCTGCTGTCGTCTTCTTCGTCGTAGTCATGATAGTTCTCAAAATTAAATGCAATTACTTCGTCAGGTATCAGGTTTCCCTGATGGTCAAACATCTCAGGATGTGGTCTTGGAATTTCCCGATAGTTCATCATATATTCTCTTGCCACCCAACCTGTTACAAGTCCCACTATAAGAAACAATATGGTTAGAAATGAACCGAATACTAAGCTAACTGCTAACATTTCTTTTTCTCCGGGAAACTACTTTTTTCTTCCTTGACTTTAAGGAAAATTCAAAATAGATAGTTACTTCCCGATTCAGAAAGCAAACTATCTTCTCAAAGATAATGTGGAATGGTTGAGTCTGCTTTCTTTTCCCTCCATTAAGAATAAGTTCAATGCCACGGTTAAAGTGGTCTTCTGGTTTATTTATGTTTGTGTCAGACGATTTTCTGTTCTTTGAGGAATTTGATTGTTTCGACTGATCCTCCGATTTTTTTGTCATTACAAATTACCTGTGGAAATGTTGATCCTTCCCCAAACTCTGCATAGAACTCTTCTCTTGTAAAGTCCTGATTAAGAGTATAAATCACATACTTCTGTTCTGTCAAGTCAAGCACATTCTTGACCTTATCACAGTATGGACAACCTGTTTTTGAATAAACTGTAAAATTCATATAGTTTCGTAAATGTTTTTATTTTATGTATATTATAACAGATTATTGTGGTTTTCTTTTGCTCCTACGAAATCTGCGTAGATAAATGATAACCATTTATTGATCAATCAATGATCTCAGATAATCTTCTGACATGCTATCTGGCTTTACATTTTCAATACTAAAATTATCTCCATCAACAATTACAATAGTTGGTCCCTGTGTGATATTATATTTTAACGCTTGTTCAGAAAATGCAGATTCTTGTGTACTTTTGACTTCTTTGCTAGAATCTACACATATGTCAACTATTTCAAAATAATTTTTCCAATTTTCAATCTGTTTTAAATTATTCAAAACATGTTTACAAGGTTCACATCCTTGATCTAAATATGTAAATATTTTAATCATATTTGACTTTTAGTTGATATAATATATATTATACTTGCTTAAAATACCATGAACAATTCTGAAAATAGAATATCCGAAGAAATTTATCCACTCTTCCCATCCACAGTTTTGAAGTTGATTATAAATGAAGATTTCTCAGCATTTGAAAATGGTGTAAAAAATCTTGATTTTCAATCAATAAGTTCCAGTGGATCCTATGGACAAGAAATATCAATAGACAGGTATATTTTAAATAAATTTCCAAGGGAAAAAGAAATATTTTTAGAAGTTTTTAATCATTACTATAAAAATAACGTAATGAAAGCATATGAAGATAAATTTGAAATTACAACTTCTTGGGCAACTAGAACTATAAGAGGTTCCTATGGACAATTTCATCAACATTCAAACTCTATGTATAGTGGAGTTTTCTATTTTGAAGATGCCAATACTCCAATAGAATTTGAAAGTTACAATCTTGCTCCAAGACAACTTTCATTAACTGAACCAAAAGAGTGGAATATATGGAATTCTAAAACATGGGATTTTCTACCTAAAAAGAATCAACTTCTTATTTTCCCAAGTTATTTGTATCATAAAATAGATAGAAATTATAAGGACCCCGAAAGAGTGTCAGTTGCTTTTAATCTTTTTCCGACAGGAAAAATCGGAAACATGGATTCAACAGTTAATCTTCAAATACAAAGTTAATTACAGTTCTTCTATCATATTTTCTTGGCACATTTCCTGTGTGTAACATAGTTGCAGGAAATCTGATCAATTTACCTTTTTTTGGTTCTACTTTAATTTTTTTCCAACCATCATAAAGGATGGTATGTCCATCAGAATCATCAACATAATAAATGTAAACAACTCCTTCTCCTCCACTTAGATCTCTGTGGGGGGGAAGGATTTTTCTATTTGAATGTGCAATATTAAGATTTGCTTTAATTCTATTCAGTTTATGTGTATGAAATTCTGGAATTTTATATGAAAAAATTTCGTGAATAATAGAATAATGGTCAGAACAAACAGTATCATTCTGATATATTCTATGAGTAAATTGAGATCTGTTTATTTTATTGTCAGATATTGTAGTTGGATTGTAATACCATTGAAAAGTATCTGATGTAAATATGTCCTTTAACAATTCACGATCAGCAATAGAAACGGACTCTGATCCGGTATAAATTTCAGTAATCATTTTTATATTTAAGAAAGTTGAATAATTAAAAATCCTTTGCCACCATATCCATCTACTGGGTTAATGCTTCCACCAATACCTCCTCCACCTCCACCAAAAAATTTGCCATTATTTATTGGATCCGAAGGATCAGTCCATCTAATACCCGCACCTGCACCACCTGATCCTGGAGCTCCAGATCCAGGTCCGATAGGATACCCAGCACCTCCACCACCTTCTGCCCATGATACGTCACCGGCATCTGTTCCATTACTAGTACCTGCGGTAGATCCATATCCACCACCACCGCCAGCATGTGGACCTGCCGGACCAATACTCCATGTTGTTGGTGCAGGACCAAAAGCAGTTGTAGTAATTACATTAGGTGCAATTGGTGTAAAATTACTAGGACCACCACTACCACCGGTAGTTCCTGGTTGTCCATTGTCTACTGCTCCACCAGAACCCCCACCACCTCCACATGCATTAGTTGCTCCGGGTGCAGGATTGCCGTTGGAAAATCTAGGAGCACCAGCACCACCAGGACTGCCAGATACACAATTTGGTCCACCTCCTGTTGAAGGTCCACCTGGTCCCGCAGTTTCTCCCGTATTTGGAGATCCTCCACGAAATCTGATTAAATCAGTCCCACCAGGACCATTTATTTGAATGAAAGTGTCTGCGCCATTAGACCCACCAACTGAATAATAAATGCTTGTAATACCATTTCCGGGAACAGGAAAACTATCACCACGAATATTTGCCGCAGCGCCTCCACCACCACCTCGACCAGGACAACATCCCCCTGGATGACTAGGATTTCCATCACCACCAGCACCAACACCAGATACTTTTATTGTGGTATAACCAGATAAATCTGGTAAAGTTCCTGTTGTGCTTGATCCTGTTGTACCAAAAAATACGTATTCTTTTGGTACAAAAACTAATGTACTTAAAAGTTTTCTTCTACCGCCAAATCCAAAACCACTTCTATCTACACCAAGTCTTCCCAATAAAGGTGCCATAATTACCAGAAACCTCCACTAACTACTCCAAGAACTTGATAATTTGCTGCTGTTGATGCAGAACCAATAGTATTAATTCCAGTGAAACTAAAGATTGTATGTCCTGTCGTTGTTGTAACACCAGAAAGTGCTGTTTCTAATGAACCACCTGCCCAACGAATCGTTTCTGGAACACCATTCAAGTTAACAGCAGTGCAAGTTCTTGCAGTTCCTGTATTGTTTACAATCACAGCAAAAGAAATTGAGTGATCATCATAATCACTTGATGTTGGAATACCTACAACATTGACTGTAATATTTCCACTTGGATTTATTGCGTACCCAACATTTGAACTTGATGTAGAATTATATGTTAGTGTGACAGTATTTCCAGAATGTCTATGAACTTTTTCCATTCCAGATGTAACTCTCATTGCTCCGGAGAATGTAGAAACTCCAGCAGTTATGTTTAAACCACCAGAAGTAACATTAACTCCGCCAGCAGTTACATTTATTCCCGTTCTTGCAGTAACAAGACCAATAGAATCAATATTAGTTACATCTTCATAAGTTAAAGTTCCAGCAATAGAAACATTGCCACTAATCGATGCACTAGAAGCTGTGATAGAACCAACTGTAATATTAGGACTTCCAGTTAGTCCATAAGCAGTTGTTGCAATACCTGTTACATTACCAACTAAATTACCACTAAAACTAACAGCCGTCGCTATGCCTGCAATATTAATATTACCAGCACCAGTTAATTCTTGCCCAGAAGGAATTTCAGCGCCATAGGTTAGTTGTGGAGCACCGGTTCCCGCACGATTAACTATTTTGTCTGCTCTAATTCTTGACATTAGATTATAAGACTGTCCAATATTAAAAGTATTTATTCACAAAAATAAATTAAAATTTTGAAACTATATTGATTACACATCTAAAATCTTGTTGAAATGGTGAACTGCTATCGTGAAAATTATTACTATCAAAAATGCATTCAGTGATATTATATATGAGTTTTTGAGAAATGTCTGTAAGTCTAGAATTTCATAAAATTAAATCCACAAACTATCCTATCATTATTTGAATCATTAACTTCGGTTTCATGCAACAAACTTGCATTAAATATTATGATGTCATTAGTTTTTACTTCTAATGTTGTCAACTGAGGATCGTAAAAAATAAAATTGCCAGAATTTTTTGGTTTTGAAAAATAGTATACTCCAGAAAATTTATTGTCTGACTTTTGATCATTATGGTGATGTAATGTAGTTTTTGATCCTATTCTATTTACATTAAACCACATGCTGTGCATGTATCCTTCACATTCCAGAAGTGTTTCAACTTTATTTTGAATTGAATTTGATAATTTTTTAAATAATTTTTTTCTATGCAAATATCTTTCATATTCAAAAGTTGAGTATGAATCTCCCATACAACTTATATGAGAGTACAAGTTATTTTTAATATATTGAAACAGAAAATATTTGTAAATAGGATTAATATACAACTTTGATTTTATTGGAAAATTCATTTTAAAAAAAATATCATGGACAATCTGCAGTTTTCTTTATTAGTTCCAAAATAATTTTGAGGTCTATGTATTCTATCAGAATCAAAAACCACCATTCTATTAAATTTATTTGATATTTCTATTTTATTCTTAAGACCCTTTGTACATCTCTTTACTATCAAATTTTTCCAGATAAATTTATCCACAAAACTTTTTTTGGATGCAAAAAATCCTTCTTTTAAATCTGTGGCATTTTGCGTATGAAAATATAAATGTCTGTTATTTTTTGCATAATCATATATTTCTATACCTGTTTTTTCTGGTGGGTTTTCGTTTAGATATATTACAGCAGAATATTTAAATCCATCATATCCATTTTTTCCAGAATCTGAATGCGGAATACCAGTAACATATTTCTCATCAATAAAATCAAATCCACACTCAGCAACTCTAATATCTTCATTTAACTCTTTTTTTAAAAGATTTAGTACCAAATTTTCAATTTTTGTTGGAATGATTTTTCTTGTGCCTGGATGCGTAAGATAATTATCTTTTATTTTACTCTTGAAAGCTTCCTTTCTTACAAAATATGGATCAGGTAAAAAATTATCAATTACTTTAATCATAAGAAAACCAACCAGTTGCAATATACTTAGTTCCTTTATTGGGGATAATACCAGAATGCATATGAGTCCATGCAGCAGGCCAAATCACTATTCTTCCTACTTTTGCTTTCATATCTAGTTTTTGATGATAAAACCTAGTTCCGCTTTTTGCATCATTAAGATAAATCATCCATACTAACATTCTTTTTGATGTAATACCCTCCTGTTCACAATGAATTATATAATATCCCTCATTCTCTTTAAATCTTTGAATGTGATAATAATTATCAACGTTCCAGGAGGAAACTTTATCTATTAATGGGTATTTTTTTTTATATTCCTTCAAACATTCAATCACTGATGGTAAAATAATTTCATTTATTCTTTGATTACCTTCAGTGACAATATTTTCCCCATCAGTCTTAAAGAATAAATCAATACCTATTCCTTTTTTCTTTTCATAATTAACTTCTCCTCCTGCACGTCCTTCAACATGAAATGGACAAGATTCAAAAAGATTAATTAAATACTCGCATTCATCTTTTGTAAGTATATTATCATATTTTTCTATAAAATTCATAATAAAAATTTAAGTAATCTAATTATACTATATTTGATATCTAATTACAACTCTTCCTGGTGCGCCTGGTTTTCCTGTTCCACCTGGTCCACCATCAAATGAACCAGCACCTCCACCTCCTCCACCGCCATAGGGTTGTCCAGGAGTTGCTGAATCTGGTTGACCATGATTACCACCATTCCCACCAAATCCTGGCGATATATATGGTCTCCACCAAAGAGATCCTGGTTGTGGAACTCCTCCCGCCGGGTTTCCCGGAGTTCCACTAAAACTACCTGGTCGACCTGGGGCAGCTGGTCCTGGATAATTTTCCGTAAGAGATGCCCCAGGCCAAGGAGTAGAATTACTTCCACCAGGACCACCAGCAGATATGAAAGTACTATTTACATTTGTGAGTTGACTGCCATCACCTGCACCAGCAACAGAAACTGGATATGTTCCAGGAGTTAAAGATACAGACCAAACACCGGTGGCACCTCCACCACCACCTGCGCCTCCCGGTGAGTTACTTCCAGATCCACCTATGGACTGACCACCGCCACCGCCACCTTGAAGAAGAACTTCAATTTGACTACTTCCAGATTGAACTAAGAAACTACTTGAGCTGTCAAATACATGATATACATATCCATCACCTGGATTTGATTTACTTCCACCAGTAGCGGAAAATGGAACAGCAGCAGTACCAGTAGGAGCATCAACTCTACCAAAACCCATTCTACCGCCAGTAAAAATTGGTGCCATAATATCAAACTCCTACGTTACCTTGTCTAAATCCGCCGTTCTTGGTTGCATAAATCTGATAACTTGTTGCATTGGTATTAGAACCACCAGTATAATGTACAAAGAACGAAACAAAATCTCTATCATTTACGGTTGAAGATAGAGTGACAGTCGTTGCGGAACCAACTAATGCTCTGGTTGAAATACCTGTAACTGCTGCTCCGTTTTCATACCCAATCACAGTGCAGTTAGTTCCAATACCAGTTGTTCCAGTTGTGTTTCCTGTTCCAGCAGGAGTTGTGGACATCTGAGTAAAGATGCAAGTAATCGTTGTACCGTTTGCATTACCAGTAAAGGCAGGCATATTCTTAAACGACACAATACCAATGTTTGCACCCGTTGGAATTGTATAAGTATAAGTCGTTGCGTTTCTTACATCCAGTTCAAGAACTAGATTGTTTCCACTGTTATAAGTCGTTGCGGCAGAAACAGTTTCAATAACTCCCTTAAACTTATTCGGATCGGAATAAACAAAGGAACTACTTCCTCTTTCCCAAGTTAACGTCTTATCTCCATCAGAACCACCGAAGATCGTAATACCACCACCATCTGCCGTAGAGTTTGATGGTGAAGTCGTTGTTCCAATACCAATATTCTTATCTTCGATTGTAAGATTTACAGTATCAATGGTCGTTGTGGTTCCATTGACGGTTAAGTTTCCAGATACAGTTAAATTTCCAACAGATTGAATATCACCAACATTAACAATACCACAGCTTGCCAAATCTAAGTTATCAAGTGCAGGAATTTCCTGTATTTGATTAGAACTTGGATTGGCAACTAACGGAAATCTATTGGCCATTTTAATAAATTAGTTTTAAATATTTATGTTTTAGATACCAATTGAAATATTACCACTTCTTCCATTTACATTAAAAGATGAACCTGTGATATTAAATGTTACTGCTGTACCAGTTCTCACTCCAATGGTTAAAGTTCTAGAAAGTCCTGTCAGTTGAGATCCATCGCCACTAAAACTTGTTGCGGTAGCAACACCAACGACTTGAACTCCACTTGGAAATGTTGGAGCACCAGTTCCTGCTTTGTTTGTAAAAGTATCAGCACGAACTCTTCCACCAACACCAGAGATTGATTGCATTCCTTCCGTAGAAAGACCTAAAATATCAGCAACAAATTCATCACCATCAGCAATAATTAAATCAGCACCTTCTTCAATTGCAAGATCAACATACTGTGTATAAGCAACTTGTGTAGAATTAGGAACATCAATGGTAACTGTTTGTCCAATACTTAAAATAGAATCAGTATAATAAATTTTATTTAATGGATTATCAGTATCTTCACTAAGAGGTGTTCCTAATCCAACGCCTCCGCCAGAACCAGAAATACTAATATCAATTCGATTATCATGAACGATAAAAGTGTTTCCGACACCAATGAAATTTAATGCCGTTATAATACCACTGTGTATGGCATATCCACCAGAGTAAATACCAATACCTTTTATTCCATTTGTAGCAGTTAAGATACCTATCTGTACGTTGGTGTCCGATGCAATACCAGGTCCAAGTATCTTTGTGAATGCCATTTTAGGTTTTTAGGTATTTATGTTGGGTAGGCGATCATAACGATTCCTGAACCACCATTGCCACCAGAAAAAGTTCCTGGAGTTGCTGTTTCACTTGCTCCACCACCGCCAGATCCAGTATTTTCTAAGGCATTAGATCCATTACCACCCGAAGGACTTCCACCACCACCACCATCTCCAGCACCAGCATAAGGACCACCAGGACCTCCACCTTTAGCAGTTGATGTTCCATTATAAATTCCACCACCGCCTCCACCAGCAAACCAATATCCGCCTCCACCTGGACCAGAAGAACCAACTGATGAATTGGGATCTCTAAAAGATGAAGGTACTTGTAATCCTATGCCACCGTGTCCACCGATGCTGGGAGTACCAGTTCCACCGACACCGCCAGCACCACCACCTCCACCAGAACCATATGCTGGTGATCCGGGACCTGAGGCAGAACCACCAGGATTTCCATATTCCGTTGCGCCGGAGTTCGTTGCTGGTTGTGCTGCCGGAGCAGCAGTTCCACTATTACCAGCACCACCCGATGAACCACCAGTATTTGACCCAACACCCGGATATCCAGCACCGCCAGCACCACCACCATATGCTACATAAGGACCTGATGGGTGAGTTACTGTTGTATCATTACCATCAGTTCCTCTATTGGTAGGGGAACTTCCTCTTGGTGCTTGACCACCTGCACCAACAGTAATCGTATAAGTTGATGGTGATGGGAAAGAAAGACCTGGATGATAAACAACACCACCAGCACCACCTCCACCACCTGATGCATAATTGGTTGGATTAGAACCAGGACCACCGGAACCACCACCTGCGACTATGAATACTTCTGCTGTTGGAATTGCTGATGTTGTTTGGAAAGTACCAGAACTCGTAAAGGTATGAATCGTTTGACCACCATAATAACTGATAGAACCACCAGTTGCCTTTGCGGTTCCAGTAGATGCAGGAAGTGCATAACGAACGACTACAATACCTGAACCACCATTTGCACCAGCAGTATTATTTGTGTCAGGTCCACCACCGCCGCCGGCACCAAGAGAATATGTTCCAGCAGTTGCATTAGCAGTACCACCACCAGAACCTCCACCACCAGGTCCACCAGCAGCTGGACTAGCACCACTAAAAGCACCGCCCCCACCACCGCCAGCATAAGTTACTGGATTTGTTGGTCCATACGCATAAACATTTGCGGTTCCCGAACCACCAGTTCTTCCAGAACCTTCTGGACTTCCAGCACCACCAGAACCACCTCCGCCACCACCTCCATATGTTGGACCAGCACCAACTTTACCAGTTCCACCAGGATTTCCATAAGTTCCACCTGAACCTCCCGATAATGAACCAGTTGGATATCCATCTCCTGCTCCACCCCCAGAACCTCCTGTTGGTCCTGGCGAAGGTCCACCAGCAGTTGCACGAGCTCCACCTCCACCGCCACCAGCACTGGTAATAGGACCAAAAACTGATTGTCCACCTGGACCTCCTGTTGCATATGTTCCACTTGGATATACATACACACCAGGAGAAGGTGGGTAATATGGAGATCCACCACCAGGGAATCCACCAAGACCACCAGCGCCAATAGTGACTGTATAAGATCCAGGAGAAGATGATACGGGAAATGCTGTTGCAGTTCTAAATGCACCAGCACCTCCTCCTCCACCATAAGATCCACCACCTCCTCCTCCACCACCAACTACAAGATAGTCAACAAAGTCAATCGTAGGATCAGTAACCGTAAAAGTTCCCGATGAAGTAAAGATGTGTGCTCTATAATATGGTCCACCAGATCCTGGTCCTGGATAATCACTAATAACACCTCCACTTGCACCAGCATAACCAGTTGTTCCACCACCAGAAGGAGCAGCAAGGACAGCGCCAATACCAAACTGTTTTACAATCGATGCCAGAGAAGTAACAATAGGAGCCATAAATCAGTACCTTCTATATCCGCCGCTTACGTTTGAGAGTAGTTTGTAGTTAAGTGTTGATGCCGCAGAACCAACTGTATTAATGCCAGTAAAGTTAAAGACATCATAACCAGTGGTGCTTCCAGTTGCGACTGTTCCAGACACATAAGAGATTGCAGTCTGAACACCAGCAGCAGCATTTGCACCAAACGCAACACCGTTTAATGTAACGCTCGTACAACCATAAGCAGTTGCACCTTGCTGAACGATTACTGCAAATGAGATTGCACGATTATCAAAAGAACTATCAGTTGGAATACCAGTTACATTCAGTGTGATGGGTCCTGTTGGATTTGTACAGATCGCAACATTACCACCACCAGTATTATAAACAAGACTTACAGAGTTACCAGATACAAGAGTTGTTTTATCTGCAATAGATGAAAGTCTTGTGTCAGTTAAAGTTGAAATACCAGTATTGTTGACACCAGAAACTGAAATGCTTGGAGAACCAGTGAGTCCAGTTGCATTTCCTGTAAGATTACCACTAAAAGTCGTCGCAGTCGCAACACCAGTTACGGTTAAACCATTAGGAAAACTGGGTGCTCCTGCCCCAGATCTATTCTTAATAGTGTCAACATTTATATTGGACATTGCACTTTATCTTTTTAGGTATTTATAGAGTTAAGGTAATTGTAAAGAATTGACTACTAATGTTTTACCATCTCCAACAGTTAAATTTATACCAGTCTCAACGTGAAGATCTTTTTCTTGTGCGACAATAAAAGGACCACCAGAAGATAGATCCGTATTTGAAGTGACTGTTGCAGCAGTGCTAACTGATGCAAAGATTGATCCTGGGTCTCCTGTTTGTATAGGAGATCCAACTCCACGCTCATCACCAAATTTTGATATATCTCTTGCCTTTGACATTGAAGGTTTTTAGATATTTATGTTGTAAGATAACGAATAACAACAAATCCAGAACCTCCACTGGTTACTCCACCACCACCACCTCCTCCTGTGTTTGCAGTTCCATTAGTTTCCGATACACCAGGGCTATATCTTCCACCTCTACCACCTCCTCCTGGAGTTTGTTGTGCTAAACTCTGATTGTATGTTCCACCACTACCACCACTTGCTCTTCTTACTGTTGAACCGGTAATATTTGAATCAAGACCTGCACCACCTACTCCACTTATACCAGAAGAACCATTTTCTCCTGCTCCACCGGATCCACCACCACCCGCAAAATTAAGTGTTGGATCTCCGGGACCAGTTGCGGTTGTTCCACCAGGAAATCCTTGTCCTGGTGTTCCTGGTCCTCCAGATCCTCCAGGCCAAAGTCCACCACCACCAGAACCACCAGAAAATTCAGGGTTTGTAGAACCTCTAAGACCACACCCCCCACCAGTTGTAAGTATTGGAAATGAAGTTCCCGAACCAAAATGAGATTGACTCCCTCTCGTTTCTGATGCTCCTCCACCACCAACTATAACTGGATATGTTCCTGGAGCAATGTTGGTAGATATTGGTTCAGCAGGAGAATTTCCTCCAGATGTTTGTCCTAGAACATTAGTTCTATATCCACCGGCACCTCCTCCACCACCAAATAATCCCCCACCATATCCTCCTCCTCCACCACCACCAGCAATAACTAAATATTCTATTGTATCTAATCCAGAACTAACAACAAAATCTTGAGATGAAGTGAATGTATGAATAGTATACAAACCAGATGTTGTTTTAGATCCACCAGTTGCTGTTAAAGCCTGTCTGCCACCGCCGGCAGAAGCATAACGCCCTCTTCCTGCTCTTTGTTGCGAAATCTCTTGAATAATCGCTTTAATCGCCCCAGTCGTTAACGGTGCCATAACTTATACCAATCAAACAATAGCGTTTCTGAAATCAGTTGCAGCAAACCCTACAACTCTAAATGCACTGTTAGAAGGTGTGGTTCCATCATAAGAAACAATGAAGGTCAGAAGATCCAGAGCACCCGCAGTTCCTGTGAGTACAATTGAAGATCCTGCACCAACCTTAATATGAGTGCTATATCCAACTCCACCAGTTGTTACAACAGTTGCAAGTTGAGTTCCAATTCCTGTCGCACCTGTTGTATTGGTTGGTGATGCACCTTGTGTTACAAGAACTGAGAATGTTTGAGTTCCTGCTGTTTCTGTTCTTATACCTCTGAATGAAACAATACCAATCTGTGAAGTTGTCGTATGAGTAAATACTGTCCCGTTTGATGCATCGAGGGAAAGAACATTTGATGTCGTCGTTGCAGAAGTTTGAGTTTCTACAAATCCTTTGGTCTTGATTGTTGATCCAAGACTTACAAGACCTGATGTTCCGTTTAGAGTTGTTAGCGTAGAAACACCTGAAGAGTTAATATTTCCAGTTACATTTCCAGTTACTGGTCCAACAAAACTAGAAGCAGTTACAACACCAGTAACCGTTGCATCAGTTGTTACTGTCAATGCTTGTAAAGTAGGTCCGCCAGTACCTGCTTTATTTTTTATAGTATCAACATTTAACTGCGACATCTTTACGCTTCTTTTTTAGTTATTTATGTGAGTGGATTTGGTAAGTCAAAAGCATTGATTATTAAAAGTTTTCCATCACCAATAGTAACTCCAACACCAGTGTTTATAGTCATTTTTTGATCTTTCAATAGAACATAAGAGTCAGAAGTTCCAGAGTTTGTTGTATCAAATACTATATTTGATGTGATTAATTTTCCACTTTGATCAATATAAGTAAATCCATCTACAGTAGAAACATTTGTCCCTACACCCGCTTTTAGATTTGTTAGATTTGATCCATCACCATAATATGTTGTTGCGCTTATGCTTCCAGAAGAAGCAGTCATTGTAATACCAGTGCCAACAGAACTAATGCCAGTTACACGAAGATTTGTAAGTGTTGACTGTAAAACTGTGTTCTCAATTCTTTGACTATATGAAATAAATTCAACTATGTCCCCTGCCTCTGCTGCTGTTCCAAGTGTGACTATATTTGGAATAGTTTCTGTAAAATCACCAGAAGGTAGACGTACACCATTCACATAAACATCAACCATTCCAGCATCATATTCCTCAGTTAATGTGAAAACTGACTGAGTAGATGTGATCGTAAATGATTGTTTGGCAACAAGTGAACCACTACCTCCACCACCTTGAATGCTGATGTCGACACGATCACCGACAACGGCAAAAGTATTTCCAGTTCCTACAAAGTTTAGAATGGTAACACCAGTTCCAACTACGAGTCCACCAGATTGAATACCAACACCGACTAATGGATCACCAGTTCTTAGTCCAACATTACCAGTTCTTCCATTAAATCCAGTGACTGCACTACTTGTGGCACCAGCAAAACCAATGTGTCTTGCCTGAATATATGCCCCAGGAGATGGTGCCTCAGTAAAACTTAGAACACTACCATAGATTGAATATGATCTTGCAGTATCATTATCACTTGGATATTGTGTAACACCATCAATCGTTACAAGAACGCTTTCATTATTTGGTGCTACTTGGGAGAGTGTAAAATCAGTATCTACACCATTTGCGGTGAAAGTATCAACCTTATTATCACTAATATCATAAGTTGGGAAATTATTGGCAATAATGTTTCCCCAGAAGACATCGCCACTACCAGGAGCAACTGAAAAAACAATAACACCAGGATGCTCAATACCATAACCTTCTGAAGGTGTTGCAGTCTCAAATGGTTGTTGTAGAACACCATTGATTGAAATGGTCAGTTGAGAAGCATTTGTGATTCTTGCTCCTGTTCCATTATTATAAGTCGCTCTAAATCTTGTGTTAATCCCATCAAAAGCAAGATTTAGTGTATGAGCAGTTCCCGATCCAACAGAAGTCAGATTGATTGTATTGCTTGCAAGCGCATCTGCATATGTTGAAGCAAGTTTAACCGTATTTACATCTTCTTTTACAATATAATAAGCACTTCCAGAAGTCAGACCACCGATTGCACTTCCACCGCCGTGCGTATAGGTGACTCTCTGTCCTGTAACGAACCTATGATCTATTTCAGTGATTGTGTCGTTTGTGAGAGATACTTTAACTGACGGATCAAACGTCAAAGTGTATGACGAAAGATTATCAAGTTTCTTAAAGTTTCCTGTCGTATCTCCAACGACATAAGGATTGCCGATAAGGGGCATTGATTTATAGATGATCTGCGTTGCTATTATTTAGTTATAAAAAAAGAGGGTTGCCCCTCCTTGCGTATCATTCGGCAGGTGTTTCTTCTGCTGGTGGTTCGGGAGTAAAGAGTTCCCAAGCACCTGCTTCTTCGTCCCAGCGATAGAATGAACGTGCTTCAATCTCTGCTTCGGTCAATGCAGGAGCAGGACCAACTGGCGATTCCCAGTCAGCGGTTTCTGTGTTGAGAACCCAAGACTCAAAGGTCTTTGGTGCAATGAAAGCATCCAGTTCTGCATTGTAGGAGTAACCGATACCTGCATATCTCACACGGAAAGTATTGTTGTATGAAGTCTGCTTCCAGTTGGTATCAGCACCCAGAAGTTTCTTACAGAATGCTACACCGATTTCTTCTACTTCGTTTCCGTTTACATCCGAAGTATCTTCATTGGCAACTACAATGACCTGAGTTACCACGTTGTTTTCATCTAGTTGTGCAAAGTGTGCCATTGTTTTCTTTATATTAATTGATGTTATTTTAAAATATTTATTATATCATATTAAGGTATATTTTTCCCATACTTGAAGTTCTTCATTCCAGTTTAAATTAGTTGAAACTTCTTTTTCTTCATCAGTTAAAATTGGTTCTGGTACAGGTGGAGTCCACTTCAAAGTGTTTTCATCCAATGTCCACGATGGATATGGTTTTTCAGAAATAAATCCATCTTTAAACTTATCAAAGGTATTACCTATGTATCCCCAATTTTTTTTATTATCAATCATTACCCAATAATCTTTTTTTGAATCTGGATATTTTTCATACAAGTAAGTGTATGCCCAATGTTCATATAAATTGCCATCATCATCTGTTACAATATCATCAAATACAAAGACAACATCTACAACTTTGTTATTGGAATTAACTCTCGCAAAATTAAACATCGTTGCCCTTCTTGTTTTATCTATTTATTTTTTTAGATTGAAAGAAAAAAATTGAGACATTACAAGTCTACCATTATCTTTATTCCATCCAAAAGATTTTGCAATCGTATGTGGAAGTTTTGAATTGTATATTACAAAACGATTATACTTATTCTCAATATTTACAATTTCACCAGAAGAAAGTTTTATTTTTGTTCCTCTCCCTTTTCTTACATTTTTATTTAAATAAACAACACCAGCATAATAATACTCACACTTATTATCATTTTCTCCAATAAAATCTTGATGCCATTGAGGTAACTGCTTGTTTATATTTTTAAAAGTAAGTGAAAAAGTATTCCACACTCTATTGTCTTCATGCGACCAATCTACGCAATTATTTGTAATAAAGTTTGTTATTGCCGCTTGTTTTTCAATAATCATTTTAGATAATTCAGTATCTTGAAGATTAATATAATTGGTTCTCAATCCAGGAAACTGCAATAGATGTTGAGGATCTGGATGATCTGTTGAATTATAAAATCTAAAATAATTTAAAGCTCTTTTTCTAACCTCATCTGGATCTTCAAAAAAATTATCCAGCACAAAAAATTCTCTCATGATATTTTAAAGCAAAAGTTTTATATTTAAGATCCAGTAGATCCTCCAGTATTTTTGTATCTGATTAATACAATTCCTGGACCACCATTTCCCTGATAAACTGCTCCACCTCCACCAGTATTTGGTTGTCCATTTTTTGATGGTTGAGGAGCTCCACCTCCACCACCTTTTCCTCCCGTGCCAGGAGCACCAGTTCCTCCTGGGTATTGACCTCCATGACCTCCACCACCAAACCAAGCTTCTGTTGGATAATTACTATCACCAAATCCATTAGTTGCTCTTGGTCCAATTATAGGACTAAAATCAATTCCATCACCACCTTGCGCTCTAAAAGAAGCTGCGGGAGCAGGAACAGTGATACCAGGTCCTGGTATTGGTGAAGAGTAATATGTTGGTGGACTATATCTTGCTCCACCACCGCCACCACCAGAGTAAGATGTATCAGAGGCAGTTGCGTTTCCAGGACTTCCTTGGAATCTAGTATCGCCAATGGGTGATGTTGGTCCACTTGCTCTTGGTTCTGGACTATTTCCTGCTCCATTATTTCCTGCACCAAATTGAGCTGTTGGACCGGGATAATCTTTTCCTCCACCACAACCGCCGTTTCCACCACCACCTCCTCCACCTGCTCCACCATATCCTCCACCATGAACTGTAATTGATGGAACACCATTACCGTTTGGGGCATTAAAAACTGTTGGTTGTCCCTGTGCGCCGTCCGCAGCAGCTGCAGCACCGCCACCAACACCAATTGGATATGACCCAACAGGTAATGATATTTGTGGAATAAATCTTACTCCACCAGCTCCACCACCACCTCCTCCATATGAACCCGGTTGATCATCTCCACCAGTACCACCACCAGCGACTAGAATAATGTCAAAATTAGTTGACGGTATTATTGGTGTTGCATTTGCAGGAATAGTAAACGTGTATGGATTTGAACTATCAAGTGATCCACCAGGAAAAGAATGTATTGTGTAATCATTCCAAGTGGTAATTGTTCCTCCAGTAGCATTTATACTTGGTAATGGAGGAACATAATTTGTCGATATTCCACTCGTTCTTTTTGTACTGAAATATTCAACAAGATGTTGATCTAACCTTTTATTATTACCAACACCTTTAGGTCCTTTGTCTGAACTTTTTGCACCCATTCTATTTACCTCTTATCAGATATCAGTATCACCAAGAATTTGATAGTTCACGACACTACCAATACCTGCTCCTCCCGACCCTGGTGGTATAACTTCCACAACGATCTTTTCTTGATTTGTAAGAACCAAAGGATAATTCATTTCAAAGAAAAAAGTTTCATTCTGCGATAAGTCTACTCTTGCTAAACGATAAGCAGTTTGTCCAACACCTGTCACAGGAGAAGCGACACTACTTGGATACACATAAAGAGATGAAGTGCAAGTTGCAAATCCAGTATTGTGCATTATCACACCACGAACATAAGTGGTTGATGCAATTCCAACTCCACCAGCAGTTTGAGTTGTTCCAACTGTCAAAATACCTACTGTTGCAATACCAGTGACTGATTGTATTCCCAGTAGTTTAGTTCTTTTGAGTGACATCGTATTGTTCTTTTTTAAGTTATTTATCCAAAAAGCATACCATCAAGTTCATTGTAAGAACCTTCACCACCACCAGCAGCAATACCAGTTAGTTGTGAACCATTACCAACAAAATTTGTAGCATATAAAGTTCCAGTGACCGTAGCACCAGCACTAACGGTTTCAAACTTTTTACTATTATCATAATAAAGTTCAGAGGCACCATTGCCAGTGAACTTTGCCATCGTTTCACCAGTGCTGTGATGCTGAATGATGACATCAGTTGAACCAGAAAGATATAAGTTTCCAGTTCCCGTATCTTCTACATAACTGTTTGTTCCATCGTGATAGATTCTGAGATCATCACCATCACCAAAGTTTGCCTTAACATTATCACGAAGATTTATGTTTTGGGTGAAAGTGCTTATGCCAGATGTATAAAGATTATTTACAACAATACTTGGAGAACCAGTTAGTCCCGATGCAAGTGTTGAAGTGCCACTAAAAGTCCCACTGAAAGAAGTTGCAGTGATAATACCCGTTGAGTTTATATTACCTACATTACTAATATTACCTACGCTACTAATCCCCGAACCACCTAAATCAAGATTATCTCCTGCTTGGAGTTCTTGAAGTTGATTCGCATTGGAGTTATAAATCAGCGGATATCTATTCGCCATTATATCTGAATAGTCTTTTGATTATTTATGCCACATTAAATGCAATGAATCCTTTGGTTCCATCTCTTTGTAAAACTCCAAGTTGTTCGCCATTTAATGGTAGTGTTGCAGCAGTTGTTCTGGTTCCTATTGTCAGACTTGTTAGTGCAGCGGTGTTTAGAGTAGTTCCAAACACAATACAGTAAAATCTTCCTGTTGATGTAGGAGCAGCAGCAAAGGTGATTTGATTCTCACTAATGACATAAGAAACGACGGGTTCTTGAATGACACCATCAAGTGATAAAAGTAATGTATAAGGATTTGATGTAAAGTATGGTTGACCACCAAGTGTCAAATTAAAAGTGGTTTTAGTTCCGTCAAACTGATCTGAAATATCATCAAGTTTAATGTATGGACCAGTTTGTTGTGGTCTTCCGATGTATGCCATTGGAGGTTTTTAGGTATTTATAAAATCAACTATAAAATGCACCCTATCAATATCACTGTTGTTATTTACAGAGTGTATTTTATTTGTATTATTAATTTCCCACATTTCACCAACTTTCATATTTTTAACTTCATCATCAACTACAAATAAAACTTTTTTATTTGATATTAACGGAATATGTATTCTTCGAATTCCTTCAAGTAAATGACCAGAATCTATATGTGGTGGTATTGATTTTTGCGAATACAGTTTTGTCAAAATAACACGAACAATTTTTCCTTGCCCATAGTGTCTCACACAGATATTTTCAATATCTTTTAGTTCTTTTTGAAATAAATCATACCATTTTGTTTTTGTACTTTGAAAATTTTTATCAAAGATAACAGGAACAGTTTGAGTAAACTTATGAGCTTCAAATGTTTTTTGTCTAAAATCAAATTCTCCCCACTCTAACTTTGAAATTTTTTTAACCTTTCTGATTATTTTTATTCTCTGAAAGAAATTTAATTTTCCAACAAACTGATAGTTAAAGTTCATTTTAATGAAAGATACAATGAGTTATAATTTTTATACTTTTCAATGATTGATTTTGGAACATAATCTTGATAGTTATATTCGGTTTTTTTTATTTTACTTTTTACTCGGTGTAAATTACGTCCAAAAACAATATCATTATATTCAATTTCATTAGATTTAAAATTAGAAATATTTTCTAGTTGATGATGATATTTTTTTATTCCTAAAAACTTATAAATTTGATTTATCTTATTTTCAGTATCAGAAACAAGATCTTCATACTTTACGAAAAGTGCGTGTCTTTTATTTTCGCTTTTATTTAAATTATATAAAGAGTGTAAAGATTTCATAATCTGTCCGTTGCTGTCCATTAAAACTTCACACTTTTTTTCAGTTGTATTGAATTCTTCTAAAAAATTACCTTTATTATTTTCAGACCAATAAAGGAAAGATGCTAATATCTCGTTTAAATCTCTAATTAATACAACTACTTTTATTTCATTAGGACAATACTTTTTGAGTAGTTCTAAATTATCAGGAGTTCCCCAACAAGACCTATCGATAATATACTTAAACTTCCAGTCACGATAATAATTACAGAATATTTTTTTACTTATATTATCTATTGATTTTGTATCTGGAAAGTTTACAAATTTTGGATCAGTGTTTTTTAAATTTTCTATCTCATAAAAAACATCTGCAACTGGACTATTAGCAGTTACACATATGTTTTTATTTTGGTTGAGAATAGATCCAAGTAAAGTATTTCCAGATCTAGGTAATCCAGAAAGAAAATAATATTTTTTTCCACCAAAGATCATAATAAAATACTTTACTTACATTTATTATACACCAATTTATTGATATCTGACAATCACAATACCGTGTCCACCATCTCCACCAGCACCAGGAGTTGGGTTGAGTGGATTAGTAGTACTAGTAACATAATTTGCACCACCTCCTCCACCACCGGTGAAATTAACACCAGGATCTCCGTTATCATACTCACCAACTGGACCTCGATTTATACCACCACCACCTTCTCCGCCGCCACCAACACCACCTAAAGGTCGAACTGTAGTAGTATAATAATTTGCTCCGCCGCCGCCACCGCCAAAATATCCTGTTGGTCCTACAGTAGGAGACCATCGTGGTCTTATTGGTGCAGGTATCGCAGGAGCAAGTATGGTTGATGGGAATCCAGGGAATGGTTGTCCAGCACCACCGTGTCCTCCTCGTGTTGGTGCAGGAGCAGCAAGATTTCCTCCACCAGCTCCGCCGCCACCATCACCATATCCAGTGGTAGTAGTAGAAGCATTTCCATAAGCAGTAAATAATCCAGGAACTGGTTGAGGTGCCGCTGGTGTAGTTGTATTTGAATATTGACCACTTCCACCACCAGAACCACCAGGTAATGCAGCTACTGGACCTCCTGCTCCACCACCTACTGCTGTGATTGTTCCTATTATAGGACCAGAAATTAAAGAATTACTTCCAGAACCACCTTGTGCGCCTGGTGCCTTATCTCCACCTTTACCAACAGAAATGGTGTGTGAAGCGGCAGAAAGTGGAACATTGGGTCCATAGACAACACCACCTGCTCCTCCACCACCTGCATAAAAATGTCCACCACCAGCACCACCACCAGCAACAATTAAAACATCCGCAGTAATTGCAGTGTTTACTATAAGATTATCTGCATTTGGGTATAAAAATACGTGATAAGTATATCCATTTCCAGATTCGGCACTTGGAATTATAGTACCTCCACTTGCTTTAACACCACCGACAGCAGCAAGAGGGACTTTTCTTTTTCCAAAACTAAATCCACCAGTTCCCCCTCCGCCAAGAGAAGAAAGTCTGCTTATAATAGGTGCCATATCAATAGAATCCTCCGCTTGCTACACCAAATACTTCATAGTTATCAGTCGTGCTTGCAGAACCAATGGTATTGATTCCAGTAAATCCGTAGATCGTATAACCAGCAGTTGTAGTCATTCCGGAAACAGCATTGGCAAGAGAACCACCTGCCCACTTAATTGTCTTAGAAACTCCATTCATATTAACAGCAGTACAAGTTCTTGCAATACCACTCGTTGAAGTTGCAATCACAGTAAAGGTTACAGCGTGATTATCAAAATCACTGGATGTCGGAATACCAACAACATTTAACGTAATATTGCCAGTTGCATTTGTGCAGATTGCAACGTTAGCACTTGAAGAATTATATGTTAATGTTGCAGTATTTCCCGAAATCAATGCAGTCTTTTCCGCACCAGTAATAAATCTACTTTCATTTGGAGCGATTGGAATATTTGCTTCAAAAGATTTCTTAGTATCGTTATATGTAAAAGTCTTATTGGTTGTTCCATAAATCCGAATACCATCACCATCTGCTTGTGCATCTGTGGTATTTCCAGATCCAATACCAACAAGAGGATCTGTTATTTCTAAATTAGTTGTATTAATAATTGTCTGAGTACCATTAACTGTTAGATTACCAGTTACAGTCAGAGCACCACCAACCTGAACATCTTGTGATGATGTTAATGTACCAAGAACTGTTGCTCCATTTGGAAATGTAGGAGCACCAGTTCCTGCCTCATTTTTAATATTATTAACTCTTATTTCAGACATTTTGAGTTATACTTTTCAGTTATTTATGCTTATCAAGTACCTGTTGGTCTTTCAAACTCAGTTCCTTCCTGAACAATTCCATCACCATCACCGTCTATCGCGTTTGGATTATATCCATCATTATTTACAACAAAACCACCAAACGCATAAAGTTCAGTGGTTGCTTCTTCCTGAGAAGCGTATAATTTACGATCATCAAAATTAGTTGACCAATTATAATTTCCCTGATAATAAATTGATTTAGTTTGTCTTTGAATAGTTTGTACTTTCTTAATAAAGTAAGACATTTTAAATACTTTTTTAAGTATTTATTGCTTGATGATCTGGAAGTTTAGGAAGTAAATCAAAAGCAATAATTGTTCTCTGCTTTCTTGATTGATTAGGATGAACAAAGTGTAATGTATAAGAAGGAACGATGACTAATGTTCCCTCTTTGACATCTTGAGGATATGCCAGAGTTGTTGTATCAGTTCTTGGGTCTTGCCAGGGAGCAACAAAACAAGTAGGAGTATGATGCTTTGAATCAAACTCAACATAAAGAACACCAGAGAATCCCCAACTGCGATGGTTGTGAATCGTCTGGTGGTCTCCTTGTTTATATCTCACAGACCAGGCATCAGTCATACTACAAGTGACTTGTGCTTCCTGACAGAATTCAAACAGTTGAGGTTTGATGAGGTCTTGGAAGTAATGAATATAATTTTTGCGATTTGTTTGACGATCAGTCTCAAAAGTTTGCAGTGTAGTTCTTACAAACTTTTGAGAGTTGATACGATTGAGAAGTCCCTTCTTTTTAAAATCCCAATCATCAATCTGATACTGATAAGAAGGGTATTCAAAAAGTTGAGTTTTCATAATCGTATAGCATTATTATATAGTGCATGGTTATATGGACAAATATCAAATGCGATTGTTATTCTTGGTTTAAGTGAATAGTGTGGGGTTGTATAATGAAAAATATATGATGGAAACAAAGTCATATCTCCATTTTTATTTTTAATCTCAATGATTTCTGGATCATTTATTTGATTGATTGGTGACATATAAACAGTTGAAGTATTTTCTACTTGAAGATTAAAGTGACCACTTAAATAGGAAACACTGCTGGTTGAATGCGAATGCGGTTTAATTTTTTGACCAAATCTCAATACATTATACCAACATTGAACCCATAACTCATTTGGAGTTTGATTTCCACACTCATTATTATAAATTATTAAATTTTTAACAATTTGTTGTTTTAATTTTTTTATTTCAGGATGATTCCAAGTAAGAATATTATAATATTGAAATTTAGATGTTGTACTATTTTTTCCTAATCCAGTGTATCCATCAACATTTTTACCAATATAACTGGTAGATATTGGTAGTTTTTTTACTTCTTTTTCTTTACTTAATAAGAACTGGGAAAGAGAGTTAGTATCAATATTTTCACATAAAGAAGTTCCAACTCTAAAATCCCAAGTTGGAGCATAGGGGGTTTGAGGTGAAGCACTTACAAACCTTTTAAAATTCATCGTGCCCTATCCCAAGCACAGTGAGCACGTTGTCCATCTTGTAGGACATAATGGAAGAAGATTTGATGATAATAAAGGTCAGCACTCTTACCAAACAGTTTCTTACTCTTCTTTGCACCAGGCATTGGGTCTCTCCAATGTGGGCGTTCACAACCTTTATAAACCATCCCATCACCTGCTTTGAGAATTACAGAACGATTTTCACCAGGAACTAATACTTGTGTCCTCTTCTTATCTGCATAAGTATCAGGAGTTTTGATCCAGATGGGCCAATCAGCATCCTTTCCTTCCAGGTTGGTACTGATATGAACCGTCACAGAAATCTCACAAGCATCACGGTCTGCGTGACGGGTAAGTTCCTGCCCTGGGAAGTAGTATCTATCATAATAATAAGTATTATAAAGTTTTCGACCCAGTGCTTCTTCAAGTTTCATACGAACACCACAGTGAATCTGACGGTATTGTGGATGCCAATAACGTGCAAGTGAACCTTCAACCTGTTGCTCTACTGGTGTATAGGTAAACTGGTCCATCTTTTTACCCCACCAGTTCATCTGTCCACGCTCTTCTGGTACGGGGTGATAAAGTTCTTCTTGATCCCATAAATTTTTAATCACTAAATATCCATTCTTCTCAAAAGACTCATTACGAGTCCAAGCAGTTCCCGTATTTCTACGTTCCTGCATCATTAGATCTAGTTCGCTCATTTGTTCTGCCATAATTTACCTCACTTCCAGCGGGGTCCAACCGTCCATCCAACAAGGGATTTACGGGTTCCTTTTGTAACTTTTAGAACTCTATGTTGTGTGCGAGAATCAAATAGAATGACAGTGCCACGCTTACGAGGAGCAATATAACTATTACCTGACTCATCAAGCAGTTGCAAGTTTCCACCTTCATAATCATCGGGGTCTGACAGTTGAACCACAAATGAAAGTTTACGCACAAGTTCAATATTCTCATTCAAGAAATCTTGTGCCAGTCCATCTTGACGATTACCGACGCTTACTGGTTTGTATTGAGTTGCAAGTCCTGCGTCATTATGCCAACCATAGAATTGCCCTTCACTATACTTCGTAAACTGCATTGATTCACCATCAATACAACGAAGGTCATAGAGGAAGTTCTCGCGGTTTGCGCGTTCAATATAGTGCCATACAAATCCACCAACCCAATGTGTGGTTGGAATCCAAGCGTTTTGTGAGTTTCGTTTATCTTTGTTTAGGGCATCTCCATGAAGTCGGGAGTCTGCCATTTGCTCTTCGAACTTTTCTGAAAGGTCTCGTTCGATGAGATCTACTACATCTTCTGGTAGATCAGAAAAATACCAAATTGATTGAAATGCCATATTTGAATAATGTATTCATTTTCATTATATATGAGATTATGGAAAGTGTCAAATTTGATATCTAATAATAACTATACCATCTCCACCTGATGCTGCTGGCACATTTCCACAACCAGTATAAGATCCAGATCCTCCACCTCCTCCGGTATATTTAATTCCAGGTGTTCCACATCCATTTATATTTACAGGAGAAGGAGATCCATTTCCACCGCCTCCAGGTCCTCCAATACCTCCATTTGGGTCGGTCTCGTTTCTTCCTCCTCCACCACCACCACCGCCATACAGACCAGTTGGCCCAACAGCAGGAATCCAAAGTGGTTGCACAGGAACAGGAATTTCTGGAGAAATTAATGGAGCAGCAAATGCTGGAAATGGTTGTCCTGCTCCACCAGGTCCATTCCCAGATTGCCCAGCAGCTGGACTGCCAGCAGATCCAGCACCACCGCCACCAGCACCTTTTGGATCAGATCCACCGGTACCACCAGGATTTCCGTATTGAGAAAAGAATGGACTTGGTGTAAATGGAACATTGAGCGTTGGTTGTGTTCCTGTTCCTCCTATAAATCCTGGGGTGTATGTTGGTTCTCCGGTATATGTTCTGCCTCCACCACCAGATCCACCAGAATGTTCCGGCATATTTGGCACGACACCATCATACGGACCACCACCACCTCCACCATCTGCAACCATTCCAAAAGCAGTAGAAGGTGATCCCTTTCTTCCTGTTGGACCACCAGCAGGAGTAGTTTGAGCAGCACCCTGTCCAGAATTTCCTACTCCAATAGGATATGTTCCTGCTGTCACTACATATGAACTATGCCTAACAATACCTCCTGCACCACCACCAGCAGCAAGTGGATTAGCAGCACCACCACCACCAGCAACAATTAAAACATCAATATTTTTAGATCCTCCATCTACAACAAAATTTCCTGGTGAAAGAAAAACATGATATCTATAACCATTTCCCGGAGTTATCCCTGCTATAGTATTTGTTCCACCTGACGCAGAAAATACAGAAGGAGCAGAAATACCTACTGCAGCAGCAGCTCCACCAAACCCAAATCCACCAACACCTCTTGCAATACCAGTAAAGACTGGTTTTTCTTTCTTATGCCATTCAAACATGATCCAGTCCTCCTATTATGGTCTTACACCACCGTATCTGAAGTTGCCATTGTCAGTAGCATATACAATATAGTTTCCAACAGTTCCTGTTGACCCACCATTATAATGAACTGCAAGACTGACAATATCAACATCATTTGCAGTTGATGAAATAGTTACAGTGCTTCCACTAGAAACTCTTGCCGAAGTTGAGAATCCAGCAACATTATAAGGTTTTAAGAAAATATTTGTTCCAATACCAGTGGATCCTGTCGTGTTTCCAGTTCCAGTTGCATTTTGAGTAAAGATAATAGTATAAGTCGTCAGAGAGTTCTTTGTAACTGCGAAGTCTCTGAGTGAAACAATACCAACCTGCCCATTTGCAAGACTATGAGTAAATACCGTTCCGTTATGAGCATCACACTCTAAGATAACATTTGTTGATCCACTGATTGCATAAGTTGATGCCGTGCTTACAGTTTCAACAGCACCTCTAATGTCAACACCATTGCTGAAAGCAAATGCATCAGAGTTGCTATTCCAAGTTAAAGTCTTATCTCCATCAGAACCACCAAAGATTGTAATACCACCACCATCTGCTGTGGTATTTGATGGTGAAGTAGTAGTTCCAATACCAATATTCTTATCTTCTACAACCAGATTTACAGAACTAATAGTGGTAGTGGTCCCATCTACTGTCATATTGCCATTAACAGTAAGACCACCACAGGTCATAATACCACTGGTATTAACAGTTCCACTTCCAGTTACATTCAGAGCACCAGTAACATTCAAAGATCCAGAAACATTAGTATTTCCAGAAATAGAAGCAATACCAGTCACTGCAAGAGTATTAGATTCTGGAATCGTAACTGTACTTCCAGTTCTTGATTTAATATTGTCTACTCTTAATGTTGACATCTTGAACTTACTTTTTAGTTATTTAGATTAGTTTTCTGTTATGATTAAAATACAACCATCATTAATACTTAACTCAATACCAGGTTCAATGTCAACGGTATTATTTTCAGAGTCTGCCTGAATAAAACCAGTCTTATAAGGCAATTCTAATGTGATATTAGTTTCTACCACATTCTTTTGTACGGTTCTATAAGTATTATCAGTAAAATAAATCGGAAGTGTCATATGTCTATAATATTCAGAACACAACCATTATCAATACTTAACTGGACACCAGACTCAATATCAACAGTCACATCTGGATCAGTATAAATCGTTGCTGTCTTATAAGGTAGCGCAACAGTAATATTAGATTCTACAACATTCTGATAAGCAAATACGGTGCTGTCATAAACCTGTGAAGCACCTCCCGTGATTCCAGTCAGTCCTGCACCAGAACCAACAAATGATGCAGCGGTAACAATACCACTAAAAGTCGCTTCGGTTCCTTGAATACCGCCTGCAAAGTTCAACGGATCTTCAAGAGAGTTACCACCAACTTTTGTAATTCTTGAAAGTGCCATAGTTCTACCTAAAAGAGTCCAAGAACATTAGTTTGTAAAGTAGTTCCCGACGCGATTCTAAAAGTCGCACCAGAGGCAACAACAATATCACCCGCTCTGGTGAATGCAACATTACCTTCATCAGATCCAACTTCAATACTCACAGAAGTTCCTGCACCAATTCTAAGTTCTTTTGAAGTTTTAAAAACTTGAAAAAGTGGTGATGATTGAATTGGAGAAAGTGCTGTTGCAAATCCACTTACACCCGTAAGTTGAGATCCATCACCAACAAATGAGGATGCCGTTACAACGCCTGTTGCATTAATACTTGTAGCAGATACATTACCAACAAATGAGGATGCCGTTACAACACCTGTCGCATTAATACTTGTGGCAGAAGCAATACCAATAGTACCAATTCCTGTCGCATTCAGACTTGTAGCAGCAAAATTTAATGTACTTGTAATTATTCCAGATTGTACCCTGGTAAGTGGCATTTTATGTCATCTCCAAGATATTGACACTTACATCTAAACTACTATTTGTATCACTTTGTACTGTGAGCGTATCAGTTGCTTCTAATATAATCTTATTTCCTTGCATAAATTCCAAAGTTGATCCCTGAGGAACAGGTGCATTTTTCAAAAGTTTGATACTATCTGCACCAACTCTACTCACACCAACACCAACATTGATACCAGAACCAGAAATATTGGCAAGAGTGATACCAATCACAGTGGTTGTAGTTGCTGCGGGAACGGTATAGACAGCAACCGTTGCAACTCCTACATTTGCTTTTGTTTTAAGTTTAAAAGTATTAGCCATTTATATCATCCGAATGCAATTGCCAGTCTGACTGCTTCTTCAAGTACATCTACACCCTTAATCTTCACTGATGTTGAACTATTTATATCTCCATTTACATCCAGTTTGTATGATGGAATCGAAGATCCAGAAGTTCCAATACCAACACTTCCAGTTTGAGTATCATAAACAAAACGATCCGTAAATGTAGAAATACCAATGATTGAAGTTGATGCTCCACCAACAAAAGAAACGTCCTGAATACGTGGACTTGTGACAGTGGAAATACTTAAAGCACCACCACTTGCAGCAGCAATATTACCAAAATCAATAACAACGGTGCTGCCATAACCAGTAACACTAATGCCAGTACCAACAATATTAATATCGGTGAATCCAATACCAATTCTTTGGTTAATAAGTCCAGAACCAGGATTTACAGAAGTAGATCCAATACCAATGCCAGAGGTAAATAACTGACCATTCTGATAAAAACTTCCGTTAAAGTATAAATCATTACCAACATAAAGATCACCACCAGTTGTTGTGATCCCACCAGCAGAAGCAAGTGTAGTGATTCCAACAACTGATAGATTACCACCAACTCTAACATCACTTCTAGCAGTAATGACTCCAATAGAATCAACATTAGTTACATCTTCATAAGTTAATGTTCCTGCAATACTTACATTTCCTAATGCAGTAAGATTCGTTACAGTAATGCTTGGATTTCCTGTCAGGTTTTGTGCAACTGTTGCAATACCAGCAGTAGTTGCATAACCTGCACTTTCACTATAAGTCGATATACCTGCCAGAGAAGCATAAGTGGCAATGCCAGCATTTCTAGCATATGCAACATTCAAACTACTTTCAACAATACCATTCAATGTAAATGCAGTTGTTGCAAATGATGCTGTCGATGCAGTACCAATAAATTGTGGTGAAGTTACATTCCCAGTAAAACTAGCCTGAGTTCCAAATAACGAAGTAGAAGTCGTAACTCCTAATGTTGTAATACCAGTGACTACTAGACTATCAAAAGTTGGTGTATCAGAAACTCTAACGGTAGCAATACCATTAGGAGCAGGATCAGCAGAAGCAATGATGTTATTGCCTCTGAAATCAAGAGTCGTAATGCTTCCAGCAGTTCCTACTACACTACCTTCATCATATACATTAAATCCATTCAGGATATTATTAACAGAGAAAATACCAGGAATAGATGCCCATTCCCAAGTGCCAGTACCAGTTGCTCTTAGAATATATTGGGCACCACCAAAATCAATTCCATCAGGTGAAATTTGATTTACATCAAGTTTGTTAATTGTTGCAATTCCAGCATTTACATCACCAACAAACTGTCTTGCAGTGGCAACACCAGAAACTAAAACATCACCAACAACTTGTAATTTTGCTGTTGGATTTGTTGAACCAATACCAAGATTTCCTGACGTAGGAATAAATCCCATCTCAGTATCGGCAATACCAATTGAAGTAACGCCAATACTGTTAGCAAAGGTTGGATAAACAGGTGATGCACTCAGAATTTGATTGACAACATTAAATGCATTAACACCAATCAGGTTCGAACCATCACCATAATACTTAACTGTGGTTACTCCTGGTTGAGAAGAAGTTACAATACCACTTGAAATTGTAACTCCATCAATAGTACCAATACCAGTATAATTAAGGTTCGTACCACTAAGATTAGTAATATTGGCGTTGGTAATAGTTGCAACACCAGCACTAATATCACCAACAAATTGACGAGCAGTGACTACACCATTAAAGATACCATTATCAATGAAGGTTACTGTTGGTTTAGTGTCAGAAGATAAGTTAATTGCCTGATATCCCTGACCACTATTAATCTGACCAACACCAATAGTACCTTGGAATGCTACATTACCAGTTCCGTCATAAACATAGAATGCATTGGTTCCGTTTGCAGACTGATAATATCCTGTGCTTGGACGGAAGGAAGATCCAGTTACAATTCCAGTCGCATTCAGTTGAGTTGTATTAAGTGTCCCATAGACGGTTGCACCAATACCAGAAGTTTCAAATGTTTTTACATTATCATAATAAAGTGCTACTGAACCATTTGAAGTGAAAACTGCAAGATTTTCTGATGAACTAGAATTTTGGATAAAGTGTGTGCCAGCTCTATAATAAGTGTTAGATGCATCAATAAAGAGATTTCCAGTTCCAATATCTTGAATGAAACTATCAAAACCATTATGGAAAATTCTTAAATCATTTCCATCACCGAAATATAAATCTGCATTATCAACAAGTTTTACATCATTCTGGAATGTAGAAACACCAGAGACACTTAACTGATTTGTAAAGGTAGTTCCAGTTACAGTAGCGCCAACTCCAAGTGTTTCAAATTTCTTAGAATTGTCGTAGTAGAGTTCTACTGCTCCGTTTGTAATAAATCTTGCCTTAAATTCAGTTCCAGCAGTGTTCTTAATAGAAACATCATTATCACCATAAATGTTAAGGTTTCCAGTTCCCTGATCAATAATGTAACTATCAACTCCATCGTGATAAAGTCTTAAATCATTACCATTACCAATATAAAGATTAACACTATCAAGAAGATATACACTACTTTCAAATCTAGAAGTGCCAGTGACAGTTAATTGGTCATCAATGGTAACTGTTCCACCAGCAGAGTCAAGTGTTAAGTTTCCAGTAGAAGTATCAATTTCATTATCATCTGCAATACCGATTCTAATATTATCAATTGTTGCTCCACCATTTGCATCTATAAGTCCAGCAAATGTAGAAACACCAGAAATATTAACATTATCAAGTTCAGTATGACCTGTTACATCTAAACCACCATTCGAATCAATTAATCCAGTGAATGTGGAAACACCCGCAACACTTAGATTTCCAGAGAGGACCGCATTACGAGCATTAAACTCATCAAAGAAAATATCATCCTTTACATAAAGATCTCCACCAACATAGAGATCACCACCAGTTGTAGTAATACCACCATTTGAAGCGAGAGTGGTAATACCAGAAACATTTAGATTATTTGAAAGATTCAGATTAGGAGCACTGATTGCATTATCAGTAAACTGAATTTCCTTAACTGCAAAACGAACTCCATTTGGAATCAGAGTTGATCCGATACCAACTGCATAGTTAAACATCCAAGCATCAGTTGTTCCAAACCCATAAGAGTTTGCAGCAACCCACATCAACTGCTTATAAGTTGTTGGTAAACTACTAAATCCTGCAAGAGTTAAATCTACAAGTGGAGAACCTTCAGTGGAGGCAATCGCAATACCGCCATGGTTTGCAGTTACATCAGTTGAAACATCATTACCAAAAGCATCAGTTGTGATACCAAGAGTGATTTCTTTATCAAAGATCTTTAAGTCTTGAGCACTAATAACTGTTGTAGTTCCACCAATACTCAGATTTCCATCAATACGAACATTGCTATGGAATACTGCCTGAGTATCATAAACATCAAAACCACTCTGAACGTTCAGGTTTTGAATTGTGGCAATACCAGTTACATTTAAATTGTCTAATGTAGTCCCATTGACAACATCAAGACCAGCATTTGCATCAATTGAACCATTGAATGTTGATATACCAGATGCTAAAAGATTTCTTGTAGTGATGTCTTCACCAATTGAAGCCCCACCAGTAATACTTACACCACCAACATAAAGTTGATTTTGAACATATAGACTATCTCTGAATGTTCCAACACCAACAAATGTAGATGCTCCACCTACATTAATGTCACCAGCAATATTTGTTGACCCAACAACAAACAAAGAGTGGTTTTGTGCGTTTGTTGTTCCAATCCCAACCTTACCGATTGTCTGTAAGACTGTGCGATTCTCGGTAACTGAGGTAATACCAAGATTGAGATTCTGTTGTCTACCGCTCTTATATGGTTGGGACATTTCTGATATTAGTTAAGTGTTTCTAGGATGCTTCCGATGAATTTTACATTGGTGGCACTATCAGAACTAATCTGAATAGAGTCACCTGTTTCAAGAATTAATTTACCAAACAAAAGATTTGTAGAATCATTTGCAGGTATAGGCAAATCTTTTACAATTTCAGTAGTCACTGCAATACCAGCAACTGTTCTCTTATGTGAGAATGAAACAGTATGAGTCTGACTACCAATATTTGCAGCCTGTGCCAATAGAATAATTCCACTATATCCTACTGGTGCAGTATAAATTCCGACTGTATTGGTATCAACAACTCTTGTAACTGTTTGATATACGTTTAATGGTAATGGCATTTTTTAATCTCCTCCTAATGCTAGAATAAATGGTGTCATTGTGGCAAACAAACTCTTGGAATAAAATGTACCAGAAATAGTTCCTGTAACCTGATTAATTTGAACACCATCACCGATTCGGAAGTTACCTGCCTGATCTGTGCTTGTATAAACAACAAGTCCTCCATTTCTTGAATCTGTTTCATTCTCTTGAATAGGTACTCCACCTTGTGCTGGAAGAGCACCATTAATATTTGTTCCTGATCCAATATACTCAAATGAATGACCAGAGGCAAGAACACGACTTTGTTTAAAGAACGGAACTGTTGTGCCTACTCCAACGGCATAAGGAACGTTCTCATTAAGTGTAATCGTACAAATTCCCGATGATATTGGTGTTGAACGAGTGATTGAATAATAAGTTGGAAGTAGTTCTGCTGCCCCTGTTGCTATATTTATCCCCACATCAGGAGAGGAGAATGTGACTGTTGGAGTTGATGTGTATCCTCTACCATTTGAGACCATTTCAATATTAGCAACAGATCCTCCTACCATTTCAGCAACTGCAGTAGCACCAACTCCCCAATCACTTACAGTGCTTGGGTCATCAATCGTAATTGTTGGTGGAGTATTGTATCCACTTCCAGGATTAGTAATATTAATTTTATTAACTGTATAATATAAGTCTTCAAAATAAACTACCTGACCATCAAAAGGTCTTATAATATTCAATGCAACTGTACCACCACTTTGATAACTATGCGATAAAGTTGATGGTCCAACATTTGTAGTAAAACTATTAGCGGCACCTACCGAACTGATTTCAAAAATATAACCATTATTACCACTTGGATAAGTTACAATACCTGGTCCAGATGGACAAGTAAATTCAAGTCCAGAAATAGTAACTCCCATTCCAACACTAAAATTGTGATTGGAAGAAGTTGTAACTGTTAAAATTCCAGTTACATTGTCATAAGATGCTGTCTGAACACCAACAGACGAAGAATTAAAAGATAAGACAAAAGTATCTGATCCAGCATCAGCAGTAGTAGAAACAATACCCGTGTATTTGTGAGGTCCTACACCATCAGCAACGAGTCCATAGTTACCAAACGATGAGTTAGAGTTTGTAAGATCGCAAGCACCGCCAGATCCACAAAAAACTGCAACATCATCACAAATCGTAAACAGAGAAACTAACTGAGCATAACCTTCATTAGTGATTGAAGCACCAACACCACTTTGATTGTATTGAGTATATGAATCAAGAACCATTGATTTTAATGGTCCGATTGCCTTCGATCCATCAATCTTCAATCCAATACTATTTGGAATGAAGTTTGTGCAGTTTTGAATGTATGGTGATTGTGAAAAATATCTAATCGTATCTGGATCAAACGCAAAGATTGCTTTGCCAGCATTCAATGATCCAGTATAAGACATTTCGGCAACATAGTTACCTGGTGCAACGTGGAATAAATCTTGATTTATATTATTTGGAACAACTGAAACTTCTCTTAAACTGTCTCCAATCACACTGATCTGGGGTCCAAGTTTAATTGGATTATCTTCTACATAAGTTCCAGCAGAAACTTTAACAACTGATCCTGGTATTGTTGAAGCGATGGCAACTGCCGCTTTAATTGTTGCCTTTGCATCTCCAAGTTTCAGTCCAGTATTAGTATCCTTTCCGTCTTTTGTGACGTATAAAATATTTGTAACGCTTACACCCGAACCGACTCTGACGACATCTGTTCCAATGCCAGGACGTGATCTTAACGTAAAAAGATCTGCATCAAACGTGTTAAGAGCTAATTCGCCTAGTTGAAGATCTGTTACGGCAGGAACCTTTCCTGGTACAGCAGATCGTTTAATTCTAAATGGAGTCGCCATCTATTCGCATTCGGTATTTACCAGAAGAAGCAGTATATACTGCTTTCTTTTATTTATTCAAGATGCGTTATTCCTTCTAGGGCGATAAGCAAACAAGTTTGTTGGAGGATCTGGTTTCATCCACTCTTCTATTTTGTTGAATCTTTCTTCATCGTAAAAGTCTTGTTGCACATACCACAACTTCCAGTGCTCGTGCCCCTTTGACTGATTACAATCGTGGCAGCAGCAGACTACATTTTTTGTAAAGTCTGCTCCACCTTTAGATTGAGGAACAATGTGATCAATTGTGAGTTTCTCTTCTGACCCACAATAAGCACATTGATTTCCCCATTCTTCTTTTATGTTTTGCCTCCACATTCGTTTTGCCTCCCCAGAACTTGTTACGTGTAAGTTAAACAAGTATTCTTTTGGAGAATGTAGAGGTCCCATAAGTTACTGCGACTTATCTGTATTTATCTTTTTGCAGGCAGCACGTGCCCAAGAGCGTGCAAGACTATTGACATATGAGCACGCTTTTTGCTTTTTACCACAGTAAGGACATTCTGCATCTGGAGGATCTTTCAAATAACCCTCAGGGGTATACATCTTTTTCTTTTTAAGATTCTCTGTTTGTTTATGCTTTCGGTGATTCATACGACCACAGGTTCTCCTTGACCTTGTGGAAGTTGAATTGGACCGACATCTTCTAGTTGTTCACGACGGGGAGCACAACCATTTTCTTTTACGTTTGAAACAACAACATTTGAAGTTGGAAGTGCTTTTGGAATCTCAATGTCTACAACAGGACCCATTAGAAACTTATTTCTTGTAATTGTTCTATTCTGAGGATCAAATGCAACCATTGCCAGTGCATCTTGTTCATCGCCACAATCAACAATCTTCCTTCCAGTCTTGGTCTCAATGACTGAAAAATATTCTTCGTTATACTTTTTCATTTTCTGATTTCTTTTTTTCATTATAAGATGGTTCTGGTTTTCTGTAAAGACCTGGCCAAGTATCACGAATGATCTCTGCAAATTTGTATGGGGTTTCAGAAGTAATCATAATAGAGACATAAAGAACATAAAGAATCCAAATAGTTGGAATAGAAAAAGCATTAAAAGAAATGCCATAAAAAAAGGAGTTCTTTGGAACTCCCTTATTTATTTTAGAGTGCGTTGCCTCTCGGAAGAACTTCCTCTGGAAATACAAACTGCTCATGAGGTTGATCTACTGGTGCCATCCAAGCACGAAGACCTTCATTCAGAAGAATGTTCTTTGTATAGAAGGTTTCAAACTCAGGATCCTCAGCGGCACGAATCTCCTGACTTACAAAGTCGTAAGCACGAAGATTAAGGGCAAGACCAATGATACCAATACTGGAAGTCCAAAGACCCATGACAGGAACAAATAGCATGAAGAAATGCAACCAACGCTTGTTACTAAAAGCAATACCAAATATCTGTGACCAGAATCTGTTTGCAGTAACCATTGAATACGTTTCTTCTTCCTGTGTAGGTTCAAATGCTTTGAAAGTGTTTGCTTGATCACTATCTTCAAATAGAGTGTTTTCTACTGTTGCTCCGTGAATCGCACAGAGTAGTGCTCCACCCAGTATACCAGCAACTCCCATCATGTGGAAGGGGTTGAGGGTCCAGTTGTGGAATCCTTGTAGGAACAGAAGGAAGCGGAAGATTGCTGCAACACCAAATGAAGGTGCAAAGAACCAACTGGATTGTCCCAAAGGATACATTAGAAAGACTGAAACGAATACAGCAATAGGACCAGAGAATGCGATTGCGTTGTAAGGACGGATACCGACCAATCTAGCAATCTCAAACTGACGCAACATGAAACCTATAAGAGCGAAGGCTCCGTGAAGCGCCACAAAAGTCCAGAGTCCCCCAAGTTGGCACCACCTGACGAAATCCCCCTGAGACTCAGGACCCCAAAGTAGAAGAAGAGAATGACCCATAGAATCTGCAGGCGTTGACACAGCTGCCGTAAGAAAATTAGCGCCTTCAAGGTAACTAGACGCCAACCCGTGGGTGTACCAGCTTGTAACAAACGTTGTGCCAGTAAGCCAGCCACCAAGGGCAAGATAAGCAGTGGGAAAAAGTAATAGTCCAGACCAACCCACAAATACAAAGCGATCTCGTTTAAGCCAGTCATCCAGGACATC